ATTATTTGGCCAAGTAATTTTTTGTATCCTCATCGTGTAACTCCAGTTACAAAAGGTGTTAGGTATTCTGTAGTAACGTGGATTTTATGAATAAATTTAAATACACAACAATAAAAAATTTTTTATCAGAGGACGAATTAAATTTGTTAGCAACATACTGTAAAATGAGACACAGAACAAATTTTGAACATTTTAGTCCACAAGTGCCTAATCAGGATTCTGGTTTTTATGCTGACTATCTAATGGAAAGCATATTGATAAATAAACAGGGGTTTTTAGAAAAAGAAATTGGTTTGAAACTTCTACCAACGTATTCTTATTGGAGATGTTACACAAAATTTTCTAATCTTCCTCCTCACACAGATAGACCATCCTGTGAGTATAGTGTTACAGTCATGATTGATTCTGATAAAACTGATTGGCCTATTGTAATTGAGGACAAATCTTTTTTATTAGATAAGGGAGATGCACTAATATATAAAGGTTGTGAATACATACATGAAAGGGATGAGTTTAAAGGCGATTATCATATCCAAGCTTTCTTACATTATGTAAATAGAAACGGGGAAAATAAAGAATGGTTTAAAGAAAAAAGAAAAACTTTTGGTTTACAAAAAATATGATTATAAAACAATATGACAATGGTTCGGCAGAAATTATTTTTAACGAAGATGAAAAAAAGATAATTAAAGAAAAAGGTAAATTTATATTAGAACCTAGTTCCTTGAAACATTTTTCAAATAACCTTGTGAAAATAGTTGCAGATTTTCATTCTAAATTTGATCAAAAAACCAAAGAATTAAAGAGTTACGAGGAGGACGATATAGAGACTTCTTAAAGAAAGTGGTATAATAAGTCATGCCTTTAACAAATGTACAAATACGACCAGGATTCAATAAGCAAGTCACAGAAGTAGGAGCTGAAGGTCAATGGACCGATGGTGATTTTGTGAGATTTAGGTATGGGTTACCTGAAAAAATAGGTGGTTGGGAACAAATTTTAAGTAATACAGTTGTGGGTGCTGCGAGAGAGCAGTTTGCTTGGGCAGATTTAGATGGAAGAAGATACGCAGCGATAGGAACTAATAAAGTTTTAGTAATTTATTATGAGGGTGCTTTTTATGATATTACACCTTTAGATACTGCATTGACAGGATGCACTTTTGATACAGTCAACACATCAGCTACAGTTACGGTAAACAAAGCAGCTCATGCTTTAGAACCTGGAGATTTATTTACATTTACATCTGTAACACCTCCAACTGGTGCAGGATATGTAGCAGATGATTTTGAAACAAATACTTTTCAAGTGGTTACAGTACCAAGTAGTGATACGTTTACTATTACCATGGCTAGCGCAGCAGGGACAACGGTAAGCGGATCTGGAGCAGCTACAGTAAACCCTTATGTAAAACCTGGAGCACTTGGTCAGACTTATGGTTTTGGATGGGGCACAGGATTGTGGGGTGGTGGACAACAATTATTTGGAACTTTAAACGGTGCTTTATTAGATGATACCAATGGTACAGGCGGAACAGGAACTGATATAACTTTGGCAGATGTAACTGGGTTTCCTGCGACTGGGACTATTAAAGTAGGAGCAGAATTTATATCCTACACAGGAGTAGATACTGCAAATAATAATTTAACAGGTATTACAAGAGATGTAGCGGGCACACGATCTGCTCATTCTAGTGGTGCAGGCGTTGAATATTATACAGCTTGGGGTGAAGCATCACTTACACAAACTTTAGCTATAGATCCTGCATCATGGTCATTAGATAATTTTGGTGAAAAATTAATTGCAACAGTAAAGAATGGAAAAACTTTTTCATGGAACCCAATAAACGCAGATCCTAATGCATTACAAACTAGAGCTGTTGTAGTTACGAATGCACCTACAGCATCTGTAATGTCTCTTGTATCAGATAGAGACAGACACCTTTTAATGTTTGGTACTGAAACAACTATTGGTTCACCAGGTACACAAGATAAATTGTTTATAAGATTTTCTGATCAAGAAGATATTAATGACTACACTCCTACATCTGTAAATACTGCAGGTACTTTTAGGCTAGACTCAGGAACAAAAATTGTTGGTGCTGTAAAAGGAAAAGACTACACTTTTGTGCTAACAGATACTTCTGCTTACGTAATACAATTTGTAGGTCCGCCTTTCACTTTTAGTGTAAGACAAGTTGGATCTAACTGTGGTGCTATAGGTCAGCATTCTATTAAATATGTTAATGGAGCTGTATATTGGATTGGTGAGTCTGGTGGTTTCTTTGTTTATGATGGTACCGTAAAAGCTTTACCATGCCTTGTAGAAGACTTTGTATTTAAAACAACAGGCAATAATCTCGGTATTAATTATGATGCAAGTGAAGAAGTATATGCAGGACTAAATCATTTGTATGAAGAGATAACATGGTTTTATGCAAAGTCAGGAAGTGCTCAAGTTGATAGATGTGTTACTTATAATTATCAAAACGGCACCTGGACTACAGGGTCTTTGGCGAGAACTACATGGGTAGATGCCTCTTTGTATGATGTACCTTATGCAACTGATTTTCAATCAACAAACACACCAACTTTTCCAACTATACAAGGTGTTACAAATATAAATGGAGCTACAATTTATTATGCTCACGAAACAGGAATAGATCAGGTAGATACTACTGGAGCAAAAACTGCCATACCCGCTTTTATACAATCTGGAGATTTTGATTTGACTGTAGGAGGGGACGGGCAAATGTTTATGAGTATGAGGAGGTTTGTCCCTGATTTTAAACAAATACAAGGAGATGCACAAATAACTATACAACTTAGAAACTATCCTCAAGAATCTAATTCATCATCTCCACTTGGACCATTTACAGTAAACAGTTCTACTGATAAAGTAGATACACGTGCGAGATCTAGATTTGCTAGTTTAAAAATAGAAAATACTTCAACTGACCAAAACTGGAGATACGGCACGTTTAGAGCAGATGTACAACCTGATGGAATGAGGGGCTAATGTCAATAACTGTTAATGATTTAATAGGTTTAAATTACGCCAATTTAAGAAATCCGCAACCTGTTGATATGGCACCAGGTTTAAGTTATCAAATTGATCCTACTGCTCAAGGTGGCAGAAGACTTGTAGGAGCTACACCTACCCAAAACCCAGGAGCAAATCTTAAAATTGCACCATCTAATTTAATGCCGGATCCTGAATTTCCTGAATACCTTCAAGTTGTTAATAATAATTATTCTTTGACCCCTGATTTTAATACTACACAACCAACATCAAAAGATACAACAGGTATCGTTCCATTACTACAACAAGAAATGCCACTCGATTTTGAAGAAATGATTCAAGAGGACAGATCTATCGTTCCACAAAAAAACAAAGGTCTTAATAGTTTGTTGCAATTAGCTCTTTCTGCAGCGATACCTGGAGCAGGATTATTTATGCGAGGAGCAAGAGGACTAGCAGGATTGAATAGAAGATTACAACAATCAGATTTTGGCCAATCTTCTAGTTTAGTTGACTATCTAAATCGAAAACGTAGACAAAGTGATGAGGCAATTAGAAATAGAGTCCAGAGTAGAGGTATTCAAAAGAAAATTGATTCAGGTATGTATGATGATAAAGACTCAAGAGGAATTGGTGATAGAGGTAGAGGACAAATCACATCATCCTCTCCACCTCCAAGAAAAACATCTTCAAACTATGACACAGCATCAAGAGATAGAAGGACAACTAAATACTAATGGCTAGAGTAGATATAATAATACCTGAACCAACTCCTGTGTATACAGAAGAAAACCAAAGACAGATTTCTCAGTCTTTACAGACAATGAAGGATAAGTTAAATACATCTTATCAACAAGAATTAAAAAATGAACAAGATACTTTTACTTGGTTTATATCATGACTATTAGATACAAAAGCGATACATACGATTTAACAACTTCAAACATTACAACTATTTTGACTTGTCCCGCAGATGCAACAATACTAGTAAAGTCTTTACAAGCTAGTCATCAAGATGCAAGTAATGTTGACGTAGATGCATATTTAAAAAAATCTGGAGGATCAGATGTTGAAATAAGTCATGCACAGCTCAATAAAAGTTTTACTAATATGATTAGTGACACTTTAGCCATGGAAGCCTCTGATGAATTAAAAGTTCAAGCGGATACTGCAGATGAAATTACTGGTGTTGTAAGCTATGCTTTGATAGACAGATCACA